GTTAAATTTTGTGAATTCAGGATTTGTTATTGATGAGTCTAACTATGAAGCTATTCTTCAGATGTTGAACACTGATCAAAGAATGGCTTGTAAGACTATTGACAATTGTAAGATTCAAGAAAGCTTAAACTATATCTTGTATTTGATATACTTTAGAAAAGGTTTGATGAGTTATGATCAAAACTTGATTTACAATCTACCAAATATTAACAGATACTTGGGAAGTAGAGGTTGTAGTCAAACTATATCTAGAGAATTATTTGCAAGTCTAGTTCAAGATGAATATTTTGGACCTAAAATTACAGCAAGTGTTTCTGAAACTATTGATAAGGTGGTACAGCAAAGTAGTAATATGAATGCTATGAAACATTTAATTGATAGCTTAGATATTAATTTTAAATGGAAGTCGTAGATAATTTTGAACCACTAGTAGATGATTACTTTGAGAGTTATGGTAATTATGGTCTAAACCGATGGACTTTAAAGGATAAGTATAGACAAGAATTTTATGGTAATGTATTCGAGCATGGAGATATAATATACTTTGATTCAAAAGTATCTCAAGTATCTATGAAACAATTGGATGCTTATCTTGGGACTATTGGATGTACTAGAACTTTAGATAAAAGTATTGCCACTAAAATTTATAACAATCATTATAAACCAGCTCCAGATCTTAGCTTAGGTGCTATTTACACTGAAAAACCTAAGTATGTTCCAAGTATTATTTTTGAACGACATAAGATGGTGATGTATTATGATATTACATCAAAAGTTAAAACGTATATTGATAGCCTTAGACCCAAAATAACATTTGATTTTGAAGCTTATAAGAACTTCTGGAATTTGATGAAGAGTGGTAAGTCTGATGATACACGTTTAGCAGCTGTAGGTATAATGACTACAGATTGGACAGGTAATGAATTTTTGTTACATGTCCTAACACATTATTTCATTGGTACCATTAGATCAGGTAACTTATCAACAATTCCTAAATTTTCAAATTGGGCAAATTCTCAAGGAATTCCTTGGAAACAACATGAACCGGCTGCTTGGTCTTTCCTTCAAGTATTTAAGAAGTATGATGTAACGGAAGAACAAACAACATTAATTAAAAAACTTTTAAATTTAAAATAGTAACATGATTAAAATGACTAAAACAAAATTGACAGAACTATTTAACAGTTCTAAATCTTACGCTGAAATTGGACAAGAACTGTCTACAGAAACTCTAGAAATTTCTGAGAAAATGGTTCAAGCCATGTTTCGAGATAATGGATTCAATCTTCGCAGTAGAGCACGGAAATCAAAAGATAGCTGGTATACAGTTATTGATGATGTAACTCCAGTTACTCAAACTTGGAATTCTAAAATTGATGAGGATCCAGAAGCAGAGGCAGCTGTATTGGATGCTGAAGAAGTAGAGGTTACTGAAGAATTTGCATAAGTAAGAATCCCAAAAACCAAATTTACTTTTAATCCTTAATTCAATAATAAATGCCTATTATATTAGGACTCGCAGAATCCGGATTTGGAAAAACAGCATCTTTTGTACCTAATGACAAATTGGGTATAAAAGGGCTAGATCCAAAAGACACGTATGTTATTTCAGTAACTCCAAAAATGCTTCCATTATGGAAAGTTACAACTCCTGAAAAACCTCAGGAAGGTAATAGAATCATCTCTGATGATGGACCAACTATTGCCAAATTTATTACAGATTTAGCTAAATCTCCATTTAAAAACATAGTTGTAGATGATATTAATTATGTGATGCAAAACTTTTATATGAAGAATGCTCTTAAGAATGGATGGGACACACCTAAGCAAATAGGATATTTTATGGGTTTGATCTTTACAGCAATGGAAACAGCTAGTATGGCTGGTAAAAATGTAATTGTATTTGCTCATCCAGAATCTTATAAAGCAAATAGTGGTGGAGACATTAGTTTCAGGATGAAAACTACTGGAAATATGACTGCAGAATACTTGACCCCAGAAGGAAAGGCTGATATTATGTTATTTGGTGTAACCAGATTTAATGACAGTACTAAGAAGACAGAGAAAGTATTTGCAACAGATCATGATGGTACGTATCCAGCTAAATCACAAGGTATCTTTGATAAACTTTATATCCCAAATGATATGGGTTTAATCGTAGATGCTGTAAATAAATTTATGGGAGTATGAAATTACATATAGATACCGAGAAAAAGACTGTTATAATGGAAGGAGAAGTTCCAGTAGCTACAGTCTTTAATTATCTAATGTCTTGGTTTCCAGAAGATTGGGAAAAGTGGAAGTTTCTTCCATTTAAAGAGACAGTTCAGTATAAGGAAGTAATTGTAGAAAAGAGTGTATGGAGAAGTCCATACTGGAATCCTTGGAATCCTGTAGTATATTGTGGTTCCACAAATACAGCAGGAGGTTACCCAGGACTAACTCTTACAAATGGTACAAACACCATTACAAATCCTTTCTTTACAAATTCAACAACCGCAACACTTAACTTTAATTCTACTATTTAATCCACAACTATGTTTACAACTAAAACAGGAAATTCAGCATCTACAGGCTCTTACCTCAGAACAGGTTTGGCCAGTTTTCAACTTCTCGGAGTAAATCCTACAGCAGCCCAGATCCAAGAGTGGACTGGACGAGAGAATGTACAAGAACCTAATTATGACATTAAAGATGATTATAATAAGGAGCATCAAGTACGTCCATTGACTTTCTTCCTTAAGAATACTGAAGGAGATGTTGTTCGATATAAACTTGAAATTAGTAAAGATCCTAAAATTACCAAAGGAGGTAATTTCCAAGTATGTACAAGCAATGGAAGTATTGTTTGGGCTAAAGGTAAGGGTCAATCTGATGTAAAACCTGAATTTGCAGATCACAAACCTCTCTGTATCGGAGAAGAAGAATTGATTCAATTTGTAGGCAGGTTGATTAACTTCGACTACAAAGATCCTGAAGCAAATCTCTACAAAGAGATGGCAGCTGCAGGTGTTACAATCGAAGCACTTTATGATGGAAATTATAAAGGTATTAATGCAGTAGGTAAGTGGGGAGCTGATAATGGTAAACACATTATTATGCTTATGACTGTATCTGAAGGTCAAGGTATGGATAAGGATGGTAACTCTGTCACTAAGAACTATCAAGAAGTATGTAACAAAACAGAAACTTGGTTCTCTGGTGAAGTTACTGAGTATGCTTTGAATAAGTTGGAGAATCTTTATGAAAAGTCATTAGAAGTTGCTCCAGGTGCTACTCAAGCATATCCTTTGGTGAAACATCTTTTCACTTATAAGTATCAAGAGTTCGACCGTGCAGCTTGTGTAAATGCTGTACCATCTAACCCCGTAACTTCTACTGCAGCTAGCTGGAATTAATGTTCACAAGTAAACCGAATTACTATAAACAGGAAGATATTCTTAACTCTATTTCACAAGAGCAAGTCTTTAGTGAGTATTTAGGGATATACCCTTCTCTGAGTAGTCGGTTTAAAAGTCCGTTTAGATCAAATGATAAGGATCCTGGATGCCGTTTTACATGGTATTCCGGGATCCTTTATTTTGTAGAAAATACGGGATTTAATAACAAACTGTATTGGTCTTGTATAGACGTAGTACAATATGTTAAGAATGTTAACTACCGACAAGCTCTGGAGATACTGGCTAAAAAATCAATTCCTAATTCAGGATTAATAAAACAAGATACTAAAGTATTTGTACCTGAAGTTAGATTTGAAAAACAAGCTTGGGAAGAACCAAATATGTTCATGTTACCTGGAGATGCTTTAGAATCTGAATTGGTTTTTAAAGTAAAGAACTATTGGATTAAGAATAAGAAAGGTTGGAATTTAAACTCTATATATCATCCTAGTAAGACTCTAGTCATAGCTTATTATTTTCCTAAAACAGATCATGTAAAACTTTACTTTCCAGAACAAAAGGAATTTAGATGGTATTCAAACTGTTCTAATGAAGACATTTTTGGCTGGCATAAAATAGATTATTATCATTCTTATTCTAAAGAATTAGTTATTACTAAGTCAGCTAAGGATAGATTGATGTTAGACTACTTTATAAAACTTCCAAGTATAGCTCTTCAGAATGAAGGTTGTTTTATACCTGAAGACAAGTTGCAAGAATTACAAGAAATGTTTGAAGTTATATGGTTGTTATATGACAATGATATAACAGGAATACAACAAGCTCAAAAGTTGAGTGAGAAATATAACATTCGTTATAAGATAATTGACGTTACTCCTAAAGATACTTATGAAATGATTGAAACCTTTGGAGTTGAAAATACAAAAAAATTAATATTGTGAATAGAGTAACAGAATTAGCAATACAAAATATTCATCCTAAATGGAAAGTATTGCTGAACTTACCACTTATGTCTGGTAAGACACCGATGGATATTTTAGATGAAACAATTACTAAGATTGTAGAACTTAAAGTTAAACTATGTCCAGATACTCCAGATAAGATTCTAAGATGTTTACAGTTAGATCCTGATTTAATCAAGGTTGTAATTTTAAATGATAATCCTTATCCAACACCAGGAATGGCAACAGGTTTGGCTTTAGGTATAGATTCAAAACAAGAAACTGTACCACCAAGTCTAAATGTTTTACATCGAGAGTTGATAAAAGAATATGATTTGGATCCAGAATGTTTATTTGATTCAACCTTACAATCTTGGGAAGAGGAAGGAATTCTCTTACTTAATTCAGGCTTGAGTTGTGAACAATTTAAACCAGGAAGTCATGCTAAGTTGTGGGAAGAGTTCATTGAGAGTTTACTATACATCTTAAATGATTTTAAGTTAGGTAGAAAAGCAATGACTAGTTTAGTGTTTGTATTCCTAGGTAAACAGGCTCAATTATTTGAATCTGAAATATCTGAAAGACTACACTATAAGATAATGAGATACCATCCAGCAGCTGAAACTTATGGAGGAAATAAATTCACAGGATTCTTTAAAGAAGTAAACAAATACTTAGAAGAATCTGGACAACAACAAATTAATTGGATATGAGAAAAGATCACATAAGTAAAATGTACCCAGGATTTACAGTAATGTTATGTTTTGGGAAATATGGAGGATTCCATATTAGAAATTCAGAAGGAGTGTTTGGTATTTGCCTAGGTTGGGCAGCTTTAACTTTCTATACGTATGACCTCGAATTAGGTATGGATGCATTGATAAGTAAAGCTGAGAACAGTGGAAAATTTAGTGCTAATTAAATATGTCACATCCAAATAAAGTAAAGGGAAATGTTCTGGAACAAACTGTAGCTAAAGATTTAAGAGATAAATATCCATTTTGTAAGACAGCTAGACAGACGAGTAGATTGTTAGATGACTGTAAAATAGACCTAACAGGTTTACCATTACTAATTCAATGTAAAGCTGGTTACAATAAATCTAGACCAAAGTTTGAAGTTCTTTATTTAGAGATGAAAGCCCTAATAGAAAAGAACTTTCCTAAAACACATCCAGTACATAATTTACCGTATGTACTAATAAATAAGTTAAATCGTACTAAAGGTGGTAAACAATCTCAACCCGAGATGAATCAAGTTACTATTAGTTATGATTTCTTTAAGATTTTAATCCAAAATTACGTCACAACAGATGCTGAAATATGACAATAAAGAGAAGTTCTTTATTAACAAAGGATACATAAATCGAACCAGGATATATCTGTATCCTGCAGTAGTT